CATCTCATCTTTTGAAAATTCCATCCACGGTTTGAGTAACATCATTGGCTCACCGGGTTTACCAGTCTTCGACATAGGAGTGACAAATGAAATGGTCATTGGCCTCTCAAGTTGATAGACAGAACCTGTCTTAGATATTCCGCAAATAACAGTTTCATTGTTCACAAGTCGAACAATCCTGATTGGATACATCATGGTTTGTCCTTTCCATAAACAGGCAACTTAACAATTTTGTACGGGAATCCTTCTTCGTCGTATAATTTCATTCGTGATAAGAAATGTTTGAAGGTATAGTTTACTTCATCTTCCCAATGTAAATCGTCTGCTATATCGTATAACTTTGCTATATCTTTGTTTTCTGATTTGCGAAGTTGTCTACCGATGCTCTGAAGGATTCGAATCCTACTCTTGGATGGACTAGCGAAGATCAAATTTTTCAGAGACTTGATATTAATCCCTGTAGAAAATGTCCCATATGAAGCAACAATAATTGCATTGTCTTCTTTTTCTACAATGTGGCGAATTTGCTCACGGTCATCCACATCAGTTTCTCCTGCTACGAAAAACACTTTACGGTTTTCTATTTCAATAGGAGCCATCTTACGAATCATCTCATATAGAGGCTTACCGTGTTTCTCGACATACTGAAACAGAACAAGAGTGTTGCCTCTTACGGATGTTGCGAGTTTAGAGATCATGAAATTGCGTTTTTCACAGTTGACAATCCAATCAATTTCATGTTGATAATCTAGACCCCTTAAGGCTTCACGAATCTCTTGTGGATATTTGAACAGTACGCATTCGATCTTCAACGCCGTTAACAGTTCCCTCTCCATGAGTTCTTTTGTGGATACAACTTTGTTGACAGGTCCAAATAAACCTTCGATGCACAACTTGTGGATTTTCGTTCCGTCGAGTGTTCCCGTGAGAGCAATTCTGTAGGGGCAATCAACCAACTTGTTCATGATAGTTGTTAGTGATTGAGACTTGAATAGATGTGCTTCGTCGCCTATAACAACCTCAAAATTGTCAAACCAAGCACGGGGCATTTTGTAAATAGATTGCCATGTGGAAATGACTATCTGACGATCTGTTAGTTTAGCCACACCACCATGAATTTTGTGACAGTTTTTGTGAACTTCCCATCCCGAGTTTTTTGAATAGTCATCAAAGTCTGCATACATCTGTGCAACTAGCGAGATTGTGGGAACAACTATGAGTATCTTTCTCGACGGATTAATTACATTTTGGTAGTAGCGGCATAGACTATAGATGATTAGACTCTTACCACTAGCAGTTGGAGACAGAAGCACACAACGAGACTTATTGATAGCGTGACAAAACGCATCTACTTGGTGGTCATGTGGATCAAGAGGTTGGTCTCCTGCTTTGGGTTTGAGACTCCTGATAAAATCTTTGGCCTTTTCGCAATTTATTTTGATTTCGGGACTTGCTAGTAGTGAGTCCACTTCCATTGTGTACCCACGCTGCTGCGAGAATGAAGCAAGGTATTCAATTAGTCCCGCAGGAAGAAGTCCCGAGTGTGCGTTGAATAGCCTGATTTTACCATCCCAGTACTTGTTCTTAAAGGCAGGAGTGAACTTAGCACCTGGAACATCATAAGTAAAATAGTCTTGCAACTCATATGCGATTCCATTGTCTGCAAGGACACGGATAAACGCAGAGTTTACATGACGAACACCTATCACATTCATTCATTCGTATTTAGGTTACACCAGACATGAACTTACGCCACTCAATGGCGTTGCGAATGACCCATTGACGATTGTTGATTCCTTTGAGAATAGAATCTAGATAGTCAACTTTTTGTTTTTGCATGTCAATTTTCGTTTGGATCTTGATCAAATCAGCATCTGAATCAAGATAAACATCCATATCTTGCCGAAGAATTCTGTGGTCAAACTGCTCCCAATCTAAAGCGGTAAGTTCGTCTTTTGACATCTTGCCCGAATAGTACTCCCATTTCTGTCTTCGAAGAATTTTGTAATCAGCCTCATACTTTCTCAGTACGAGAGATTCGTCGTGGAAAATATTGAGATACTTTCCATGCAGTTGAGGAATTCGAACGGATTCGTCTGCAAGTTCAGTTCCGTCCATTTTCAGGTCGGTTTCGGCCATTTCACGGATTCTTTCAATATTCATTGCGTAAATTGTATCCTAAAATCTTGAAATGTCAATACATAATAATATGAGAGTTTATGGAATAGATTATTCTATGACTTCTCCAGCCATCTGTTTATTTGATGGTGAGGAGTGGTCTGTGAGATACTTGACTTCATCTTCACGACATGTGAAAGAATATCAATTTCAAACTTTAATGGGTAAGATTAGTATAGTTGGAGACCCGCACAAGGAATTATGGAAAACTCAAGAGCATAGATTTCATGATATTTCAGAATGGGCGATGGCTTGTATTGATGATGTTCGTGCTAAAATCGTGATAGAGGATTATGCCATGGGGTCTAAAGGTAAAGTTTTCCACATAGCAGAAAATTGCGGCTTGTTGAAACACAAACTGTGGAGTGAGGGTTTCAAGTTTGAGACAATAGCACCAACATCTTTAAAGAAATTTGCTACAGGTAAAGGCAATTCTAATAAAGACATCATGCATGCTCACTTCATTAAAGACACAGGGGTCGATCTCATGAAAGAGATGACCCCTAATGCCAAGGACTGCATCAGTCCAGTTTCAGATGTGGTTGACTCGTTTTACTTAGCCAAATGGGCTAATCATACGGCCAAAGATCTCGTTGTGTAGATTTTAGGGAAAGCCTTTTCAACCATTTCTTTATCGATTCCGTATGAATACTTGAAAGATCCCTCAAACATAGACTTGAGCATTTCCGTTTCCTTTTTGGAAATGGATTCAAGAATCTGAATCAGGATTTCATCCTTTCGTTTAGCGGAAAGGTTGTATTCTTCTTTGAAAATGTAAAGTCTTCGAACTTCAGCCCAAAGCGAAGATGGTGCTAATCCATCAGGACTGCCGTCTTCGGTGAAATCCGGTAGGGTCTTTCTATACCAAGAAGTTCCATCGAATGCATATTTCAACAGTTCTCGCATGGCTATTGTGTTATTTGCTTGAAGACCACGAACAATATCTTGCGGTCCTTTGGCCTTGTTCTTAATATCAATTAGAATTTCTGCAATAGTTAAATTCGCTGACATGTTTAAAACTCCTGTAAGTGTTCAATAAGCAAACGCATATTGTTTTCTATCATATATGGTAATATCTTTGATCGATTGCCTTCAGAGGGGACTTCGAATTCACGCATAATTGCGGTTTCAATTCTATCCGGAATTCGTGAAAAATCGATCATCGTCTTATTGCGTTCGTAGTTGCGAAGCATTTCATCTGTGCAGAATGTATTTAGCGGAACCTGAATCCATTCGACAAGTTTCTTCTCGTAAATAGGTTTTTGTCGTTTACTTTCGACAAAAACAGAATCGTCCGATAGGAAATTGGGAACTCCATCGCCACTATCTCCCTTCATGATATGGCGTATAAGTTCCTCTCTAGGATTTTTGCAGACGATGAATTCTTTCGTCCGAGGACACCATTGCTTCACATTCGGCAGGCTCTGTAGTTGGAAGAAGTCATGGTCTGACGATACAATCAGATGCTTCCCTTCAAGATTCTTTGAAAGGACTGCAATGATGTCATCACCTTCACACGAATCAACTTCCATCAGTTTATAGGGGAAGACATCCTTCAACTCTTTTTTGATCTGACGCAGAATGTCCCATAACTGATCCCAGTTAATATCGGACTCTTCCCTAACCTTTTTTCGATTGGCCTTGTATTGTGGAAAGATATCCTTGCGCCACGCCCGTACACGGGAGTCATAACACAAAACAGGTTCACCGTATTCACTTGAGAACCTAAGTCTGATAAGTCTAATACTATTGACCACCATATGACGAATAAGACCAATATCCATATTGGGCTTACCCTTTGACTCAGCCATCAAGTTGGCAATAGTGATTTGGTTCATGTCCAAAAGGATCATACTGAATAGTATACAGACAAAACTTAAGTTGTCAAGACTTGACAAGGATTAAATATGGGTGTATATTACATGAAATCCCAATTTGGATGTTGGGATGTCGTAAAGTTTCAAGATAGAAAATAGGATAGAAAATGTCTAAGAATCATCAGGGCGTTGTTCCTCAGAAGGTTTATGTTAACTCGCTGGATAAGGTTGCGACCGTTCGCAAGGTCGAAGAAGACCCCGTTTGGGGGACGCAGTATTTCGTTAGCACTTATTCCCGAGAGTGGGGGCCGGAATTCTTTTGGGTTAAGAGTAGTGATGTTCAACCGATTACGACGGCTAAGGGAAGTCCATCAAATTCCGATTCAGATGTTGACTAAATACAACTAGTACTATGCCATTCTATGACTACATCTGTAGGGCTTGCAACCATGAATTCGAAGAGATGCTTCGTATTGATGATCGCAAGAAGCCAACCAAAAAGCCTTGTGAAAAATGTGGTCAGAAGAAAGTAGAACAGATCATTAAAGAGGCTCCATCTGCTTGCGACCCTATTCGGGTTGGTAGCGTAGGCAAGGTGGATAACGGTTTCAAGGAAGTTTTATCTAAAATAAAGAAAGCGCACCCACGGCATAAAATGCGTGACTATTAAGCAATGAAGTTGAAATCTGTCGAATTAGAGGGTAAAGGTAGATACTATCAATCCCCAACAACTCTTCGTTGGTATCCATCGGTTACCACAGTTGTCAACCATGAAATGGAAGACTTTTGGCGAGAGTGGAGGAAAAATCCGCAAAATCTTGCCATTTCAAAAAAAGCATTAGCAAGAGGTAATCGTCTACATCAAGTGATGGAAGATTATCTTGGTGAGAAGATAGTACCAAAAGATCCATTTGATAGGATGAAGTTTGATTTACTGAAGCCTTGTCTAGATAAAATTACTAGCATCCGAGCAATCGAAATTCCAATGTGGTCGGACAATATTCTCCTTGCAGGAAGAGTAGATTGTATTGCAGAATACGATGGCAAGTTGGCTGTAGTTGATTTTAAAACAGCAGGCAAAGACAAGACTAAAGATCAGATTCTTAATTATTTTCATCAGACAACTGCATATGCATATATGTGGAATCAATCTCATGAGAAAGAGGATTTGATTGAGAGGGTTGTCGTTTTGATTGTTACTGACGATGGAACATTGCAAGAGTTTGTTGAAGATCCATTGGACTATAAAAAGTCCATGTTCGAAGTGATCAAGACTTATTGGGATAAATACTCATTTAAAGATGTGCAGGAGATAGCAAATGAAATTCATAAAGCGACTGTTCAAATCAATTGAACCATCACCGCCACCAAAGATGGAAAAGTATCATTGTGTTAGATTTATGACCGAGAAAGGGGAGCAACTTGGTCTTCTTTTGACACATGAGGAATTTGAAAAGGGAGTTTTTCGGTGGGTTCAGAAAATCGAAACTATGCCCATACAGGAAGATATTCAAGAGGAAGGAGGAATCTGAATGGGATCAATAATGAACATCGACCACGATTTTTCAAAGGAAGTGGAGTTACTCACTCGATCAAGAATGAGTGGAAAGTATATGGAATCAATTATCGATTTATGTGAGAAGTATGGTATTGAACCTGAATCAGCAGCGAAGTTGTTATCGAAGCCGATTCGTGAGAAACTTAAAAGTGAATTTGAATTATTGAACATGGTTCGTGGGAAAAGAAAAACCACGAAGTTACCTCTTGACTAATGTGATATCGTAGTTACAATTCAAACACATCGTTACACTTAAAATACAAGGAGATACAATGTCATTTGCAAATCTAAAAAAGAGCGCACAGACTGGTTTAGATAGACTACAGAAGGAAATGGAAAAGCAGGGCGGTAAGGAAGGTGGTTACCAAAAGGATGATCGCTTCTGGTCGCTTGAGCGAGACAAGAGTGGAAATGGTATGGCTGTGATTCGTTTTCTTCCGGCAGCCGATGGCGAAGAGATTCCCATGATTCGGGTTTTTAGTCATGGATTCCAAGGCAAGGGGGGATGGTTCATCGAAAATTGTCCAACGACACTTGGCCGCAAATGTCCTGTTTGTGAGGCAAACAATGAACTTTGGAATAGTGGCATCGAATCCAACAAGAAGATTGCCCGTGATCGTAAACGCAAGTTATCTTATATCAGCAACATTCTTGTTGTTTCGGATCCCGCAAATCGTGACAATGAAGGAAAGGTCTTTCTTTTTAAGTATGGTAAGAAGATCTTCGATAAGTTGCAGGAAGCCATGAATCCCTCTGATCCCGATGAGCCTAAGTTTAATCCTTTTGATTTTTGGAAGGGAGCCAACTTTAAGTTGAAGGCACATATTGATTCAGGGTATGTTTCCTACGAAAAGAGTGGCTTCTCTGCTCCTGCTCCACTCTTTGAGGGAGATGATTCTAAGTTGGAAGCATTGTGGAAGAAGGAATACGCTCTTAAGGAATTTGTTGCGGAAGATCAGTTTAAATCTTATGAAGAACTTTCGACAAGATTTACACAGGTTTCGAAGGCATCTTCTGCTGCATCTGTAAAGGCAGAAGATTCAGAGCCAGAGGACTTCCGCAGTAAGATGGGAAAGGCTAATCAGATTGCCGAATCGTCTTCCAAGAAGACTACTGCAAAGAAGAATGTTGTTGATGACGATGATGAATCTGAGGCACTTTCATACTTCCGTAAGTTAGCGGAAGATGATGAGTGATAAATACTCATAACCCCACTAAAGATCGCATCTTTGGTCCGACAGCCCCCGAAAGGGGGCTGTTTCTTTTCCTTTAGGATGTATGATGTCAGAATCCTGGATTTTCTGCAAACATCATATTTCTATATGTCGGCTCAGTATTTCTCGGTGGCTGAGGTGCTATAAGAGCAGGCTGTGGTGCTGGAGAAGTATTATTATTCACCATAGTCGTATTTACGCTTGTCAAATTACCTTTACTTGCATTAAAATTCTCACTTGTTTTCACTTCACGGACCAATTCTTTTGATATGTTTTTGATTTTTGTGGAGTCTTCAATACTGATAGCAGAACTATTTTTAGATGATGTATTAGATATTGCATTGAATGATCTAAAAATCATGGCCTCATGCGTCATCATTTTTCTATTTTCGGCGGCATATGAACTCGCCATTCTCTCCGTAGTAGATGAAATATTGTTAATTTTCGACAAGGTTTCTTCACTTGATTGTGCGTTTCCAATTAGTTTATTTAAAGTGATAACAGCAGCAGTATCTCTGCGTTTTTGATCTTCATTTAATTTTTCACCAAACTCTTTGGCTATCTCAGTTGAAGTTCTTTGTGCCTCTGCATCTTTACTTGCTAGTATCTCAGTTGAAGTTCTTTGTGCCTCTGCATCTTTACTTGCTAGTATCTCAGTTGAAGTTCTTTGTGCCTCTGCATCTTTACTTGCTAGTATCTCAGTTGAAGTTCTTTCTATCCCTGTTTCTTCACCTGACAGCATTTCTTCTTGTGTCATCGGGGGAGCAGATTTAGATCCCCCACCTATAGCCTGTTTGATATATTCTCCAACTATCGGGAGTTCACCTAGACCATCCGCAAGACCTTTAATCGCATCTTCTAATACACCAACTAATTCATTCCATATCCAATTACCGAAATTCCTCATATCACCTAGCCATTGTCCGCTACTTATCCAGTTTATAAACCAATTGATAGCCATATCGATAGTATCTCGTATCACTTTTGATATGTGAATTAATGTTTCACCTAAAAACACACCAATTTTGAATGGTAAGGCTACTGCAAGTTGAAACAGTCCTTTGACAATTAACATTATGTTGTTTTTAATGTACTCAAGCCCTAGGACCGCCAAGTGACCAAAAGATTTGAATATCTTGTAGATTAGAGACCCACCACCTTGAAATGTTTCTGATATATCATCAAAAGCCTTTTTGAATATTCGATATGTTGATGTCAACCAATCTGCAAATGGAGCAACAGCATCGCTGATCGAATCAAATATTGGTTGAATTGTATCACCAAAAAACTTGAATATGGATTCGAAATCTATCAATCCGAAAGTTAGACCACTTATAATTCCCGACAATGCTCCTTTGATTATTCCAGACACTCCCTCTTTGCTATATCCTTTAAACCCTCCTATAACAGCATCAATTGCTGTCAATAAGACTGTTATTGGCAAAGCCAGTTTGCCTAGTATCCCAATAAAATACTTTAAACCCTTCGCCAATTCTTTACCAAGGTATACTCCAACTTTAAAAGAGTTGAAAATTGCACCTAATGGTTTTATCAACATTCCAAGATAATTCATAACGAACTTCATAGCCGTGATAACAGGTTTGACCATTTTAATTATTGGACTTATAATTTTACTCCCAATCGTTCCACTTTTTGACAATATTTCTAGGAACGATGTTATACCCTTTGCAATGTTAGGGAACAGTCTTGAAAATACACCGAATGCTCCTGCAAGTGTTGAGAAAACTTTAGAAATAGCAGCGGAAATTACTCCTGCAATTATCCCTCCAACAAGACCAAGAGCCATCAAAATTTTAGTCAATATCCCCTGACTTTTGTATGCTTCTAGCATATCATCAAGAACTGTTTTTATTGGTTCAAGTTTTTCTCTCAGTTCACGATACCATTTAGGAAGTCCGGAATCTTCTTTTTCTTTCTCAAGACGATATCTGATGTCTTCTTCAATCAGAGATGATTGGAATAAACTTTGATCTAGTTGCTTTTTTTCAGTTTCGTTTTGAGTTTTCAGTATTTGAATTTGCTCATCTATGGCCTTCCTTCTTAAATTCGCTTCTTGCTCTGCATTTTGTTTTGCTTTTATTGTTGCAAATGCTGCGGGTAGACCAGATCTTTCATACTGATATTTTAGTTCTTTTTTGACACTTTCAGTATCAATTTTTTCTCGGCTCTTTATTAGTTCCTTTACAATATCGTTTTTGAATTTAGTTTCGGTTATAATTTGTTGTTTGAATCTCTCTACTTCTTTTTTATCAGATAGATCTACTTTATCGCCAGCCGAGTTAATACTGTTTGCAATTTCTTCTTGAATAAGAGCCAAAGTTTCAAGATTAAGACCTGTTTTTTTCGATATTTCAACTAATGTATCTTGATTTGTAAATAGTTGGAAATTTTCCACGGCATCGGATATCGATTTGTCTAGACGAGAGTTAATTTCGTCTTCGACCTTTCGTGTCAGTTCATTTTCATATTTGAACTGCATCATAAACGATTCGAACTTTTTGTTATCGTCGTTTATACGATCATCGATTTCCCGAAGTTTTTCTAATGACTCTTCACTTGCATTTTTTGTTACTCCAAGAAGTTTACGAGCAACATCAGCATTTATAGATGACTGTTCAGATATAGTTGTTAAGGATGTTTCTATTTCTGTTTGGCGATCTTTTATTTCGGATTGAATCGCATTGGCTTCGTCACTACTTAATTTATTAAGGAGAACTGCACGATCAAGTTGAAGGCGAAGTTTTTCAATTTGGTCTATTCCTTCACCGGTTTCTTCGATCTTAAATATTTCAGCCTTGAGACTACTGATTTCCTTCCAACTCTGCTCCATTTTTGATGAGGCAACCTCAAATTTTTTGAACAAACTATCTTGAGACTCTAAAAGTTTTTCAAAACCTACCCGCATACTATTTTCTATAACGGGTTCTTTTTTCTCTTCTTTTTTGGTTTGATTTGCGGTTTCTCCAGTTAGAGAAGAATTAGTATTGGTTTGATTTTTTGGTGAGGAGTTCACCACAAGATTTGTTGTGGTCGATATGAAAGAAGATCCCGATGTTGACGGCGGAAAAATTCCTGATGGAGATCGTGGCTTTTTGGATCCATCCACTATTGTGACAGTTACATTACCAAGATTAGACTTAGTTTCTCTAATTCTCAGTTTGTCAAGGAGATCATTAACAATACTAGTTTTATCTGTATCACTGAGAGAATTAGATTTGAGTTTATTGGAGATATTGTCACTCTCAGGTGCAAATGTATTTTTGGGATTGATCTCGTTTGGGTCTTTCATCTGGGGATTCCTACTGACTTGTCAAGTTATCTATTCCGACTTTCATTTTCCATTCTTTCTTTTTCATCCTTTAGGTGTTGTATTAGAAGTTCTATGTAAATTCGACGCTCCCACGGCATCATTGATTCTAATTCTGAAAGTGAGTACTTGTGGTGTTGAATCATAGCGAAGTTAGTTTCGTAGTAGTTGACCAGACTATCATGGGAGGTCGAAATTAGAAAAAATCTTGGGCACCTTTTAGACTTAAGGTTTCTCGGTTTCCACATTTACCACATGAGTAATCCACATCATATTTCATTTGCGGCATTGTTTCAAAAAACTCAGTCATTTTTCTAAATTGATTTTGCGTTAAATTATCTATAAAGTCAATAATCTCACTTTCTTCAAGATCAATTGAATTGAATGTGCCCTTTTTTGTGTGTATTTTATCAATGCATAATGACATTAATGTAAACAACTTTTGTGTCTCGGTATTGGCGTCTTGTAACTTTTCTATATCGGAAAATTTTGGATATCTCATTTCAACAATAACACTATCGGTTAATTGAATTTTACTGTTGTGATTTGAATTCGTAACGGGATGAATTTTTGTCAAGTCGATTTGAATTTCGTTGGTTGCCTCGCACTTTTTACACTTGACCATAGGTTTAGTGGTTTCGCCAACCGATTTACTTCTTATCTGTAAAAATAGATATTCGATATCAATGATGGAAGAGTCTTGCATATTAACCTTTCCGAAGGTACATGCACTCACAACATCATTCATCGCTCTAGATATTTCTTTTTCGTTTTTTGATTCTGATGCGATTAGAAGTATTTTTTCTTCTTTGACTAGAAACGGACGGTATGAAATTCTTTGTTTACTAGTCGGAAGAACAGTTTCATATGTCGGTGTGGTTGATATTAGATTCGTTAAATTTCCCATGTCAATTCATTCTCCTTAGTTCGGTTTCACAGTTGTCCAAGGAACCCTTGTCCTTGAGATATAAAAGTTAATCCTTGTGTTAATAGTCTTCGTATTTCCATGTTATTTCCGTTTTCATCGACAAGATATAAACCTTCGTTTATATTGCTGATTCTTGGTTGAGATATTTTTGTGATTTCTCTATACATGAAGTCTACTTTTATCTTTAATGCATCTGTTGTTTGATCATATGACTGTGTTCCATTATTGACGCTCAGATTGTATGGATATATCTCTGTGAGTCTTATTCCAGATGCGTTTTGGTTGTATGAATAACCAATCCCCTCTTCAAGATCCTTGATGGAATTGGGTAACTCAACTATCACAACAGAGGAATTCTTTGCATATTTGTCGTAGAAATTAACTTGTTTGGTAATAGGATCTATGATTTGATTTTGCCAATTTTCAAACACATCTTTCTCAAACATATCTGCTAAAACATTAAACTCAATTGATGCACCGCTTTGGTTATTTGTTGATACTGCGTAAGGAATCAGAGTAGATGGATAAGATACATTCAACTCATGTGTGTAGAAAGACTTATTGGGAATAGAAACAGAGTTGCAAGTCGTTGCTAGTCTCCTAACTATAGCCGCTTTGGAAAATCCCAGATTTGTTGCAAGATTCGCATCAAGATCGATTATAACAATCCAGCGGTTGGGTCTGGCGAAACCCTTTACTCGCATTTGTCCAATTAGATTGTCTATGAAGTTTCTTTCAGGCATGTTAACTAGAGTATTTATTCGACCATTTCCAAACTTCTTCTCTACTTGCCCCTTTGAATTTATCTAAGGGCATGAATGTTGTATATTTCCACTCGTTCGATGGAATTACGTTGATCTCTGTCATTATAGATTTGATGTAGTATCGTTTGATCGCTGCCCTAAACGGTTTAAAGGACTTTATTGCTTTAAGTTGAGGATAGTCTATTGTAAAATTTGCCGGTGGGGTTTTTGCATATTCTGGATTGTTGGTGAATCGTAGAAGTTGATTCAAGAAGACCCATCTAATATTTGGACTGAGATAGTGCAAGTTTAGCCCTAATAAACTATCTTTACTTTTGTCTATTAAAACTGCAAGTGGGAACGCATCCCAAAAGGGCAGAGTTGCTTTTGTTTTCGGATCATATCCGAAAAATATCATGGATCCTTCTTTTATATTTCCGGGTTTTTTTACAGACGGGTTGTCACGATTAAAGTTTTCAGACCTCATTTGAGTCTGAATTTTTCCGAGGTTTTGCGCTAGCCACCTCGTTGCTTGGTCAGACTGTATGTCTTTTCCACTTTTTCTAAACTGGTTTAGTACCTTTTGGACTTCTTTTTTACTCATAATCCTTCTCCTGAACCCGAAAATAGATTTTCTTCTGTCAGAATTTTAAATTCCCACCCCTTATCCTCACACAATGACCTCGCCGCCGACCATTTAGCGTTGTTGATAATCCAGTTACGCATCTCCGCTATCTTCGATTTAGATGTTTTCTTTGTTTTTGGGGGTTCTGGTTGTTTAGTCTGAGATTTGGGTTTAACTTCTATTAAGTAGACTTTGGTCTTTTCATCTGTAGATTTCACTTTTACATAAAAATCTACAAAATACCTGTGGAATTTTCCGTCGATTGGAGAAACGTATGGAACTATCACTTCCTCTGAAGACCACTCGATCACAGATGAGTTTTCATCGCAAAAAACCATGAACCTCCTTTCCCACAAAGACCGATAGAAGCAAGCAGTTACATCACCTCGGTATTTGTGAGTATTTTTTGGCCTATAGAGTCCTTTGTAACTTGAGTTAGAGCGACGAATTTTATCCCCCTTCATTATTAGTTATTTATGATTACTTTCCCACTAAATAAGCATATGCCTATCTATCAACCACCCTCAATAAGTTACAATGAAGCGTTTGGTAATTTTGATGCCAACAGCATAAGTAGCGACCTTTCATTCTCTACGGATAGAGATGTATTCGAAAGAACTTTGAATAGCACAGAAAGAACATCTCCCCCCTTGTTGTGCTATCCAATCGATCTAGGTGAAAATCCAGAACATCAGTTTATGATTAGATTTGATATCTATATCACTGGAGGAGCAACTTTATCGCAACAGAGAAGTAGACAAAACGCTCTCTATTCGGCAGTTCAACAAAGCGTCGTAGATGCCGGTGGAAGCCTGAGTGTGGGTCAATTCGTGAGCCTTGCTGGATCTGCTGGAGAGGCCATATTAGGAACTGCGACATCAGCCTTTGGTGGGTATAACGGAAGCGGTATACCGAATACTGGACAGCAAGGTAGAACTAGAGACTCTTTCGTGGAGGAAACCACAGGACTTTCAAATCTTACGGAATATGAGGCTAGCGTTTACATGTATTTGCCAGGAAATATTTCAATTAAGCATAGATTTGAATATGAAGATGCTGATCTTACTTCACTTGATATTCTAAGGGGATTGAGAAGCCTAACAGAAACACAAACAGGATCAGGTTCTGTAGCACAAGCGGAAATTGCCAGAAAAATGGGGATGTCCGCAATCAAAGTCGGTGAAGATGTTCTTGAATTAGTAGGTGGTAGGGATGTATTCACAAAAAATCAACAGGCAATGGATAGACAAGTAACAAATCCATTCGTAGTTCATTTGTTCAAGGGAGTTGGAAGAAGAACATTTAGTTTCTCATTCACCATGATTCCAAAGTCGGAAAAAGAAGCCCAAACTATAGAAAATATTGTTACCACATTTAGAAAGTATGGTCACCCAAAAAGATCAGAGGGTGGGAGATTTTTAGATTTTCCTGCCGAGTTCGACATTGCATTTCTTCATGGCGGCAATGACAACCTAAGAATTCCTAAAATAAGAAAGTGTGCATTAACATCAATCAATTTATCTTACGGCGAAAGTGTTTTCACTGGAACAATCAAGGATTCACAGGGTAAAATATCACCGACAAAAATTATTCTTGATCTTGAGTTTAGCGAACTTGAACTTTTGACTCAGCAAAGTATAACTGAACAGGGGGCATAATAGATGTCTTATTTCGCAAACATGCCAGTTATCAATTATCCAATAAAGGTCAATGGAAAGACAAAGGTTGTGAATGCAAAAAACATATTGGTTAGGGCTAAGTTTCTTGAATATGTAAAAAACACACAGTCTTCATATTTGACTTATGTCATAAGAGATGGGGAGAGACCAGATACATTGGCTAATCGTGTATATGGTAGATCTGATTTACATTGGATAATACTTTTGTTCAATGAGATAATTAATCCGTTATTTGAGTGGCCGATCTCATCGCAAGATTTACAGAGAGTTGTTCAAGAAAAATACAAGGGAAGAACTCTCATTATAGACAGCAAAAGAACTTATTATGGAAGTTCAGTTGGACCAGCAGCACAAGCCAACGAAGAATTGTGGTACGAACCGGGACAAACATTGGTTAAAGATGGTGTTGTCGGTATCGTTAAATCTTGGGATCCTGATTTATACAAAATTGTTATTGAGGAAAATATTACAGGAGAATCATTCACACCAACAGAAAATGTTGATAGCGTCACAAATGAAACTAGAGATCTTATACACGGAAGAAGTGACGGTGTTTACATATATGCTCCACTAGGCAGATATATTAGCGATAATGTGAATGCTGTTCATCATTTTGAAAATGTTGATGATGGTATGATGGTTGACCATCACTCGCTGTTATCTTCGGAATCAGGAGAACTAATTCAAACTAGTATTCTTGATCGATATGCCACAAAAGGAATAGATGTTTTCTCTCTTGCAGGGAGTACAATTAGGGTAGTAACTAACTATGAGCATGAGGTTAGAAGAAACGAGAGCCTGAGAACTATTAAAATGCTAAGGCCCGAGATGCTGGATATAGTTGTTAAGGATATGCGGAGGGTTTTTGGTGAGTAAAAGTAAATCGCCCGATAAATTGATGAATGCAGGAGATGTCATTGTAGATGAGATCAAACTTGTATCATATACGGGATTTGAATTGGACTTGCGAAAAATAGTTGGTGACTTCACCATATATGAAGACATTTATTCAAATTGTTTATCGGGGTCTTTGGTATTTCCGGATTCAATGAACCTGGTGAAAAATTTTCCAATTATTGGTCAAGAAGATTTGTATATCACATTTTATACTCCTGGATTAGATGATAAACCTAGAAGGGTTAGATTTAAAGTGTACAAGGTATCATCATACATCCGAGGCGAGGGAAGTATAACTGTGGCGATACGATTAGAATTTATAAGTCACATCGCTGAACTATCGTCACAATTAAAATTCAATCGTGTTATGAGAAATATGAAATTTTCTGAGATGGTGAATACTCTACATGGAGATTTGACAAAAATTGATCCCTCTCTACCACCAATCAGTATAAATGATACTTATGGTAAAACAACAGTATTGCTGACCAATTGGTCTCCTTTGTATGCTATTAATTGGTTTGCAAATAGGTCCGTATCACCAAGTAATAGACAGATATGCGACTACTTATTTTATGAAACTCTAGATGGTTTCAACTTTACACCTATTTCTGCTTTGAAACAAGCACCAGCAGTTTGCACATATAAATCCGCACCAAGCGGATTCCGAGCAAAAAGTGGAGATCGGATGATAGAATCAGAACTAAGAAACATCAGTTCTTACAGCATTCGTGATATGGGAGATAAAATACGAGAGAGTAGACTTGGTGTGTATTCATCTAATATACTTGTACATGAAGTTACAACTAAATCATATTACTCAAACAATTTTTCATACAGAGATGCATTTAATGATACACCTCATATGAATAAAGGGAGAATGATACCCTACGATAGTAAAACCCAAAGCACACCAAACTCTTACCTTAAGTACTATGATAAGTCTTATTTTGTTTATGATAATTTAGACGATTCATCATTTATTGATAAGTCACCGTATAGACAATCTTTACTAAATCAGATGAATTCTATGACTATGACGATAGATGTCTACGGAGACTCAACTATGAGAGTTGGTCAGATGGTAGACTTAGAGTTCTTTACACAGGAATATAGCAAAAACAAGGATGATTATCTCGATAGGTATTTGTCGGGTAAGTATATGGTGACTGCAATCATGCACAATGTAACAGATGGAATACACACCATGAGAGTAACTATTGCCCGTGACACTTACAATGAAGAGTTACCAGATAAGAAAGAGAAGACTTTAAAATGAGCGATACACATGATTATGTTGGTTTGGATAAGTTTGTTTGGTGGCATGGTGTAATCGAAGATGTGAACGACCCCCAAAAAATGGGTCGTGTTCGTGTGCGTGTGCTTGGATGGCACACGGACAATAAAACTGAATATGGAATTCCCACGAATGATCTTCCTTGGGCAATGGTTTTACAGCCTATTACAAGTGCTGCGATGACAGGAATAGGAACTTCACCAACCGGAATACTTCCGGGTTCTTGGGTTATAGGATTCTTCTTAGACGGAAAAAATGCACAACAGCCATTTGTTCTAGGTTCATATGGGGGAATACAAAAACCAGATGTATTAAAAAACAACAGTCAATCTCAATCTTCTTTGCCGGATGTTCCATACAACGACCTTGGTATGGGGCCAAAGAAGAATAGTCTTATGAATAATTCTGCTGGATTTAGGGATCCGAATGGGTTCTATCCTATTGAAGGAAGAATGAATGAACCAGACACGAACAGATTAGTTAGAAACGAAAATGTTGAGTGGACTATTGTCAAAAAAAAGAAAGATGAAGTTGTTGAGTGTGATACTGCGCTATATGGATATTGGCAAGAGCCTATAACACCTTATGCCGCAGTTTATCCTAATAACCATGTGACAGAGACAAAATCGGGACATGTGTTTGAGGTAGACGATACTCCTGGAGCAGAACGGATACATAATTATCATAAGTCAGGTACATTCAATGAAGTTCATCCTAATGGTAGTGAGGTACATAAGGTAGTTGGAAATGAGTGGAACATAACCCTAAATGATAGATTGATTCTTGTTCGGGGAAATACCACATTAAATTCTGATAAATTACTCAAGATCCGTGTCGGTAAGGATCTAGAGATAGAGACAGAGGGCGAGATGCGTGTTCTTGTGAAAGGAAATACGGTCATGGAGACTCAAGGTAACTTTCTTCATAAGGTGAATGGAAAATACACAGTTGCCAGCGACGGAAAGATGCTTTTTGTTGCACCAAGAATAGATTTAAATCCGCAAGGCGCATCAGCCGGTAGAATCAAGACACTTCTTGCAAAATTAAGAAGTACGGTTAAAAAAGTATTCAGTAGGAATTAAACATGATTGGTCCAGTCCCATATAAAAAGCCTAAACCTCAAACGAAAGATGAAACTCCGAAACTTAAGGTGAATGGAGTTGAAGTTCCTTCTGAATTGAATGTGAAGATGCCTGAGTTTATAGGTCTTGCTGAGTCACCAAATATCCGTGTTCCTTCGACTTTTGATGATGCGATCATAAACGACCAACTTCTGGATAATCCGGAATTGGTGGAAGCAAATACTGTGTCGGTATTTCCTACTAATGGATCTAAAGAATTTGTATCCTATGGAGTTTCGCCACCAAGTGAAACTGATAAACTTGCTTTTGGTGGTAACTACGGACAAATGAGTTCAATAGAAATTGAGAAAGCGCAAGAGTCCGCTCTTGACAAAGACGAAACCGCCGTTCTATTACAAAATACTGTATTTTCTTCAGCCACGGATGTTAATGGCACATCGAGTGAAACTTTTGAACTCGGTACTAAACTTGCATATCAAACACAACAACAGGAATTGATTAGTGAAATCCTTTCGACGCAGTTTCCTGATGAAAATTTAGATACACAGGTTGTAGATGATCTTCCAGTTCTTCAAATACCTGAAATACCAATAGTGATTGATGGGGGAGATTTTTAATGCCAATGACGGGATCGTTGCCCATAGAAACTTATTATCCTAATGGATTTGGTATTTTATTTGGGGGTGCGTCTGCCTGTTCTTTTGTTTGGATGCCTGACGATATTGAAATTAATAGATTCAATGAGATATATGAAATGCAGAGATTATGTGAGTGTGGATCTTTGGCCGTTCGTGCGAACTATAGAGTCAGAACTTCCGCAAATCAACCAGACCAAGATCCAGACCAAGATCAAGATACTTTTTTCTGTAGTTATGACCCGATTGGACCAATTAAATATGCAGTAGTTGCGGGTGAGTTCCCTCCGAGTTTATATTTGAATATAGACACAGGAAATATATGTGGCATAGTTGATAATCTTATGGATATTGCACCAGAGAGGTTTGGTGGAATAGATTTTAAGTTCAACGAGACAAACTATCTTCAGGGAGCAAAACCTGGCGGGGAAATTTATTATACAATCCGTGCTTTTGACTCTGGAAATACAGCCGCATATTCAGACAAAAATTTCACACTTTATGTACAAACAAATTGGAGTTCTAGGAGGGATAAATTCATCCTAAATATCGAGAATCAGTTTTATCTGAATGGATATCCTGTTACGAATCGTGAATACATAAATGGCATGAAAGATAAAGGATTTTATCCAGGACCAGGTTGTGAGTGAGGAAAAATGCCAGCAGTAACGAGATTAGGCGACATATGTACAGGACATGCATGCTTCCCTCCAAGGAAGAATCTATCAGCATCCTCAAATGTAGTTGTAAATAGTCGTGGGTGGCATAGAAAAACCGATAAATGGGCGACACATTGTTGTGGTAAACCGTGTCATAAGAACTCAAAAACAGCCGCCGGATCATCTAGCGTATTTGTAAATAGCAAGCCAGCGGCAAGAATAGGTGATCCCGTCGCATGTGGATCTGCTTGCGGAACAGGATCAAATAATGTTTACTGTGGAGGATGATTCCAATCAACTCTCGGAATTAAAGTAAAAATGACAACTCCCCAACCAACAAATAACTCATCCGATCTCGACATTAATTTTGAGAGAAACATATTCACAAACGATGTTAATGTCAAAACTGGTGATGATGCTATTCGAAGAGCAATCAAGAGTCTAGTTTTACTTAAGGGAAATGAAAAGCCATTTCATCCAGAAATAAACACAGGCATATTTGATTTATTATTTGAAAATGCCAATCCAATTGTGATGGAAGAGATCAAGAGAAGAATTATGAAAGTGATCAAGGTGTATGAGCCTAGAGTTGCACAGACAAAAGTTGAACTTGAGTACAATATTGATAGAAATACGGTCAATGTCAAGGTTTTGTACACGATAAAGAATGTCCGTAAAGTATTCACAACATCATTGACACTACAGAGGACAAGATAATGGCAGATACACCCATTCGTGATCTAGATTTTGATCAGATCAAAAACAGTCTCAAAGATTACCTTAGAGGACAAGAACAATTTCAAGACTATGATTTTGAGGGATCGACTATGAATATCCTTCTCGATCTGCTTGCATATAATACACATTACCAAGCCTTTTATGCAAACATGGTTGCTAATGAGGCATTTCTAGATTCAGCATTGATACGAAACTCTGTTGTATCGCTTGCAAAACAACTCAACTATACACCAAGATCAAAGAAAGCATCAAGAGTAAATGTCTCCGTTGAATTAATACCGATTGAAGGCGCAAGAGATGCACCGGCTGTTATAACTGTGGCAGCAAACAAAGAAATTCTTCCTATTGGTAAGACATTTACCGCCCGAGATGCAAACGGAAGATCTATCAACTTTGTCACACTTGAGAATTATACATTCAGAGTCATCAACAACAGGTTTTTTGTTTCAGATGTTTTTTTATATGAAGGTAGTTTACAAACAACTTCATTCATAGTTAATAGAAAAGACGCAAACCAAAAGTTTATAATAGAGGATGAAAATATTGATATAGATTCATTGGTTGTCAGAGTGCAAAGGTCCGTAACCGATTCACAGGGTTTGGATGAGGTTTGGACGAGAGTTAATGATACCAATCGTTTAAATGGGGACACAACAGTTTTTTTTGTTCAAGAATCAGAGGGAAACAAGTGGGAGATTTACTTTGGTGATGGCATCTTGGGCAAGTCAGTCGAAAATGGTAATCTAATTAGTGTGGTATATTTAAGGACGAATGGTGTATCTGGTAATGGAATAGGAAGTACAGATACTCCGCAGTCTCCCGCTTTTACCACCGAAAACACATCAACATCCACATATATTGTATCTGTGAATCGTATCAATAATGTAGTTCAATCTTCATTTGGTGGGTCAGATTCTGAAAGTATTGATTCTATAAAGTATTATGCTCCTAAGAATTTTCAAGCACAAGATAGAGCGGTAACTGCAAATGACTATCTAACTGCTTTGGCAAAAAACTATTCCATAAGATCAGAATCATTTCTTGTTTGGGGGGGAGAGGAAAACGACCCTCCTCAATATGGAAAGGTATTTATTTCAGTTAAGCCTAAAAATGCATCGAAACTTTCTATACAAGAAAAACAGTCAATATCAAGAAATATCCTATCCCCCATCAGTATGTTGACAGTTACTCCTGAAGTCGTAGATCCCGATCTAACTTATATCAATACGAAAGTAGTTGTTTACTATGACCAAAGAAAAACAACTGCATCACCAGATGTTTTATCTCAGGGAATTAGAAATAAGATTCTTCAATACGGCAACGAGAATCTAGATCAGTTTGGTAAAAATTTCAGACAATCGAAGTTCAGTTCTTACATAGATGGCCTTGATCCATCTATCAATAGCAATAGAACATCTATTGTCATTGAGAAAAGATTAGAGCCACAATTTGGAAAATCTCTTCCATATACAATCAAATTTGACAACGCTATAAACCATCCAATTGATGGCTATACTCCTGTACTTAGTTCGTCACCATTCTTCTTTACAGATACGAACGGATCTGTTGCAGCGTATCTCGATGATGATGGGTATGGGAATGTAAGAATCTATAAACTTGTGGGTCAAGAAAGGATCTACATAAAGAGAAATGCTGGAACAATAAATTATTCAACTGGACTGGTTGAATTGAAATCTTTTGCTCCTTTAGGAATACCGGATGGTAATGTTGAAATTAAGATTTCTTTGATTCCGGAAAGAAACGATATATTTGTTAGAAGAAATCAAGTCCTATTAATCAATGATAATGAAATTGATATAACAGTTGTTCCTGAATCTACTGTAATTGATAAAAATGCAAGTGATGCAAACTTCCCATATAGAACTTCATAAGTAATGTAAATGGATTACAGCAAACCAAATCAACTTTCGAGTCTAGTATCGGGTAGATTGCCTGAATTTGTTAGGGTAGATCATCCGACATTAGTTGCCTTTTTGTCTGCTTACTATGAGTGGTTGCAAAGGACAGAGAGAGGAGGGCAGATAGTCAGCCCAATGGTACTCCAAGATGTCACTGATATTGATCAAAGTATTGGCGATTTTATAACACATTTTAAGAAGGAGTATTTGCACGATTTCCCTGAGCAATTGGCTACAACATCAACAGGAACACCTCTTGATGTTAAAAAATTAATAAAGAACATTAAGTCTTTTTATCGTGCAAAAGGAACAGAGAAATCATACGAGTTCTTGTTCAGAATTTTATTTGATGTCGGAGTAGAATTTTACTATCCTAAAAGGGACATTCTTCGTACATCTGATGGTAAATGGTTTCAAAAAACCTCTTTACTGATATCAAATACAATCGGTAATGATATATTTAACTCAATTGGAAATCTTGTTTATCAGAGAGATTCGAATGGAAAAATAATTGCATCGGCCAAGGTTTTAGATGTGAGTGTCTATCAACAGGGACAGTATGAAATTGCAGAACTAACGATATCTGGTAAGAATGGAACATTTCTATCTGGAATTATAGGACTAGAATTTAGATCGGGTGAAAACATTTACAGAGAGCAAAAAGTCTACAATGTTCTCGGATCGATTACAGTTAATAATGGGGGATCAGGTTATTCAGTTGGTGACGAAGTTTTAATTACATCTGCTCCAGGTGATAGCGGTCAAGGTGCAAAAGGATCAGTTTCATCGGTTACAAGTTCAGGCAGTATTCGTAAAATTAAAATAGATAACTTTGGAATAAACTACGAAAGTACCCCGTCGGTAAAGGTTTTTTCTTTAGGGGGATCAGGATTTTCGGGGACAGCAAATATTTCAACTGTGTGTAGTGCGGATGGATATTATCTAAATTTTGACGGTAGAATAAGTACAAATAAGGTTCTACAGGACAACCATTACTATCAAGAGTACTCGTATGTTCTTAAAGCAGAAATAGTCCTTGATCAATATAAAGAAACTATTCGTCGCTTAATTCATCCGGCAGGAACCGCAATGTTTGGGCAAGTCCTAATTAAAAGATGTTCCCGTGGTGACCTCAAAAACGCAACAACTTTGATTAGATATGAAGTCCCCTTGATCGGACACTACTTACCTTACACCTTTAATACACATGATAATTTGTATGATTGGTTTCAAGTTCCTGGAACCGCTGGCGATGAAATTGGTACTAATGTTAAGGCGGGGTATTCAAGATCAATACATGACGCTAAAATTAGAACAACACTAGATTATAGTAATGTAACAGATGTAAATAGCATATATTATAATTTAGCATATTCAACAGCCGGAAACCCAATATCGAACACACAGTTATTTGTTTCAGCGACCGAAGCCAATCCTCCGGTCGGTCTTACAGGATTTTCTGGTGCAGATCCGTTTTGGATAATATATGAACATCCAAATAGAAGAATAAGGGATGCAGTTTTAGCCAGAATAGAAAAGTCTCAACTCACAGTAAGTGCTCCACATATAAGTTCACCTGTTGGTTATCGAAATTGGCTTCAATTTCAATACTGGAATGAATGGATATCCTCAACTGGAGGTAGCCCTCCGCAGGGTTGGACTGCGGATTTTTATGATGAGACTAATCCAGTAGATTCTAAACTTGCATTTCTTAGGTATTCAGGAAATACACAGTTCTTCAAAATAACAGCGAGATCTTTTTTCAATGTTCCAATTGGGGATGAATTCGATTGTAGAACAGAATCAGCAACTGCATACGCTACGCCAGTTATAAACATAACTTCTCCTCTAAATTCATCTTCAGTCGTTGGAACTATTTCGGGCGGCAAAAAATTGACAGTTAACTGGACGATAGCAAATTATGAAAACCTTATTAGGTTTGGTGTTGATGGGTTGTCTAAAATTAGAGTTAGATTGTCAGGTGTATTGGCCGCTAACAATCCTGATGGTGGTGTTGTTCAGTTAGTCAACCTAAATTCAACAACAACTCAATTTTCAAATGTGGGAAATGGCAATTTTAATATAAGTGTAGATATTGTTAATGGTAGCGGAAAAGTAATTCAGGGCATAGGAGATCGTATAGTTTGTGCTTACTCAGCCCCACCCGGATCTTAATAGCAGTATAAACCAGTCTAAATAGGAGAGATATGTCATCAAGTTGCGACCCATTTCGTCAAAGTCATAGAAGATTCATAGCAGATACTGTTCTGGATCAATTCAGTGATATCTCTAACCAGAATTTCTACTTATGCATTGGAAAAATAACCTCTTGGGGTGGTGTTAGAGGAACTGGAGATACTCCGGTCTCTGCACTCGATACAGTTACGAATGACATCGATTTTTGGCGAGGGCTTATTGCTGCAAAACGAATTAATAGGGATGATGTTTCATTAGTTGTACCTAGAATAGATTGGACCGTGGGAGAAGTTTACACCGCATACAGAAACACTATAGATTTATTTGATGATGTTAGTCCGGCAAATTTTTATGCATTAGTGGATGAGGAAAGAGTGTATGTCTGTATTGATAATAATCTTGGTTCTGCTTCGCTTACACCACCAACCCATACAGATTCAGTCGTGCGAAAATTAGCAGATGGATATCGATGGAAATTTTTATACAATATACCTGAAAGCAAGAGGAAGTTCTTAACCAAAAGTCGTGTTGGTTCTATAGGTTACATGCCTGTTGAATATGTTCAG